GATGCAGTGGATTCGCCGCAATCGGTATATCCGAGGGAAAACCGGAAACGGATAAAAGCTGGACTTCGGCAGCCAGCCACACCTGCATCACATCGTCGAGCACCTGCACCGTGGAGCGGGCGACGATCCCGATAGGTGCTTGAGACACGGCGAGGCGTGTGACCGCTGCAGCGTAATGGCAGCGCCGGATACGGTTACCGGCACCCATTCACACAACCGAGGCATCAGGTATGGAAGACCGCGAACTGTTGGAGATGGCGGCGAAAGCGGCTGGGTATCAAGTCGATACCGGCTTTGCAGACTGCCCGCTGATCTTTGGCGAGGACGCCGGCCACGATGGGCCGCGAGAGTGGAATC